TCATGTTTACCATGGCCCCAAAAAGGCTCTGCCGTTGAATTGCCACTAGGTACTTCTGCCCCTGTGTTAGGTATTGGTATTAATCCTGGTGAGACTACTACTGCTACTTCTGGTTATATTCAGTCTGATGGTAATACTGGTTCATTACCTGCTACTTATAATACTGCAGTTGATATTTTTTATATGACTGCAGATGCTGCTGGTACTTCTATTGCACCTAATATTTATGCTGATTTAACTACTGCTACTGCTGCTACAATTAATCAAATTCGTGAAGCGTTTCAAATTCAAAAGTTATATGAACGCGATGCTCGTGGTGGTACACGATATATTGAAATTATTCGTTCTCATTTTGGTGTTATCTCCCCTGATGCTCGTTTGCAGCGTCCCGAGTACCTCGGTGGTGGAAGTACTCCTGTATCAATATCTCCAGTACCGAAGACATCTTCCACCGATGGTACATCACCTCAAGGTAATTTAGCTGCTTATGGTACTGTGAGTGCTCATAATCAAGGTTTTGTTAAATCGTTTACAGAGCATTGTTTGATTATTGGTTTAGTTAATGTTCGTGCCGATCTTACCTATCAACAAGGTTTAGATCGTATGTTTTCACGTTCTACTCGTTTTGATTTTTATTGGCCTGCTTTTTCTCATCTTGGTGAACAAGCTGTTTTGAATAAAGAGATTTATGCTGTTGGTTCAGGTGGTGCTACTGATGATGATGTGTTTGGTTATCAAGAGCGTTATGCTGAATATCGTTATAAACCTTCTAAGGTTACTGGTTTATTTCGCTCTGCTGCTACTGGTTCTTTAGATGCGTGGCATTTGTCTCAAGAGTTTGGAAGTCTTCCAACATTGAATAATACATTTATTGAAGATAATCCACCTATGGATCGTATTATTGCTACACCTACTGAACCTGATTTTATTTTTGATAGTTATTTTAGTTTGAAATGTGCTAGACCTATGCCTATGTATAGTGTTCCAGGTTTGATCGATCATTTTTAAGGAATAGATTATGTTATCTGGTGCTTTAGCTGTTGGTAATGCTTTACTTGGTGGTAGTTCTGCTTACCTTAATTATAAAGGCCAACGTGATGCGAATCGGGCGAATTTAAAAATCGCCCGAGAGCAAATGGCTTTTCAAGAACGTATGTCTAATACCGCTTGGCAACGTGGTATTATGGATATGAAGGCTGCTGGTATTAATCCTATATTAGCTGCTTCTCAAGGTGGTGCTTCTCAACCACCTGGTGCTTTAGCTGTTATGCAAAATGAATTAGCTGGTGCTACTTCTAGTGCTATGGATGCTGTTCGTTTACGTGCTGAATTGCGTAATTTAGATGAATCAAATAAGAAGATTCGTAGTGATACGTCTCTTAATTACGCTTTACGTAAGTCTGCTATTCAAGAAGCTAAGGTTCGTGCTAATACTGCTAAGAATTTGAATGAGCAAAACTTCTTGTTAAAAACTCAGAAACCTGGTGCTGCTTATGAAGCTGAAATTGATAATACTTTATACGGTAAAGTTCTTCGTTCGTTAAATCGTTTAAATCCTTTTGCTGGTTCAGCAAAAAGGTTTTCTAAACATTAGGAGATATAGATGTCAAAGATGCCACACAACCCTCGTAGACGCGTTCAGCTTCATTTTAATGATGATACCCTTACCCATCAGTCATTTCGGGAACAATGCGATATAAACAAAATTGTGGCCCGTTACAAGAAGACTGGTATTGTTGAACATTTATCTTCTTCTGAACCTAGATATGGTGATTTTTTAGATGCTACTGATTATCACGATTCTTTGAACAAAGTTATTACTGCTCAAGGTATGTTCAATGACTTACCTTCTACTGTTAGACATAAGTTTAAAAATGATCCTGCTCAATTTCTAGATTTTGCTATGAATCCAGAAAATCAGAAAGAAATGGAAGAATTAGGGCTTCTTCCACCCTCACCTGTTGAGGTGGTTGAAGCACCTAAACCAGATGATGCCAAGGATGGCGAAGCCAGCAAAAATTTGTAAAATTTTTGCCCGCACAGTTACCTCACTTGATGTAACTGTGCGGACTGACACGTTTTGGTTTTAAAATAACCAAAAGGTGTATTTTAAGGTGTTTTTATTTTTAAGGAGTTTGTTATGAAAAGACGTAGACATATGACTCGTAGACGCTCAAAGCGTTTGTTCACAAAAACTGCAAAACGTACTCATAGACGTAATGTACATGCTCGTCCAATGCGTGGTGGCATTAGACTTTAAGTTGTTGTATAATATTTATCACAATTTTGGGAAGTTGTTCTGATTTTGCCGGTGTTTTTCCTTACTGGAAGTAAGGAAAATTAACTGGTTAGATTGTAGTCAAATATTAGCAGTATTTGGCTACGTTTCCCCATGAGAGTTGATCACGGGAGTGCTATTCTATGTCTTGCTATTATCCAATGCAAGGGTTTCGTCGTGTTGATTCAAAAGGTAATCCATATGGTAAGCCTTATTTTTCTGAAAGAGAGCATCCTGCTCATCCAAAACATACAAATAAATGTGGTCAATGTGTTGGTTGTCGGTTAGATCATTCTCGAAATTGGGCTATTCGTTGTGTTCATGAGGCCCAAATGCATGATGATAATTGTTTTATTACATTAACTTATGATGATAATCATTTACCTAAGAATAAATCTTTAGTTAAAGAACATTTTAAAAGATTTATTGAAAATTTACGTGAGAAGTTAGCTCGTGATGATGTTAGAGATTATTGGTATCCAAAATATAAAGGAATTATTAAGAAAAGTCGTTTGATGAAAATTGCTCGTAAACGAAATAAAATTCGTTTTTATATGTGTGGTGAATATGGTGATAAATATAAACGTCCTCATTATCATGCAATAATTTTTGGCTTAGATTTTAAAGATAAATATCTTTTTAAAATTGAAAATGATCAACGTTTATATCGGTCTCCTTTGTTAGAAAAGTATTGGAAATATGGGCACTCTTCAGTTGGTAGTGCTACATTTGAAAGTGCTGCTTATGTTGCTCGTTATATTATGAAAAAGCATAAAGGGAAAGATGCTTGGATTCATTATTGTGAGATTGATCATGATACTGGTGAAATAATTGGACAACGTGAACCTGAATATACTAATATGTCTAGGAATCCTGGTGTTGGTAAAGGATGGCTTGATAAGTATTTAGCAGATGTTTATCCGAGCGATAAAGTTGTTATTAATGGCAAGGAGATGAAGCCTCCTCGTTATTATGATTCTCATTATGAGATTCAATATCCCTCTGATTTTCAAAAGTTAAAAGAACGTCGTCGTTCTGATATCAAGAAATTTTCTTCTAACAATACTCCAGATCGTTTAAAAGTTCGTGAGCAAGTTAAGTTAGCTCAGATTAAAAATTTACCTAGAAATTTGGAGATATAAATGAAAGTTTTTACTATTTTTGATTCTAAAGTTGGTGCTTATTTAAATCCTTTTTTTATGCGTTCTAAAGGTGAAGCTATTAGAGCTTTAACTATTTCTGTGAATAATTCTGATCATGATTTCGCTAAGTTTCCTGAAGATTATACTTTATTTGAGTTAGGTGATTATGAAGAAGAGACTGCAAAATTTAATTTATACCCTACTCCTACTTCTATCGGAAAAGCTATTGAATTTGTTAAAGAGCAAGCGTGAGTTTTTTTTCGCTTTATTGAGTATTTGTATTATTGGTTTTTGTTTTTATTTGACAATCCCCCGTTAAGGGGGATTCAACAAGCAAAGCGCGTTAGTCAAGGAGTGTTTTATGCGTATGAATTCTGTGATGTCTCATGATTTTAGTATTTCGCCTCAGGCAGATATTAAGCGATCTCAATTTAATCGTTCTTGCGGTTATAAAACTACATTTGATGCTGGTAATTTAGTACCTGTATTTGTTGATGAAGCCTTACCTGGTGATACTTTTAATTTAAAGATGACTGCATTTGCTCGTATGGCTACTCCAATTTATCCAATTATGGATAATCTTTATCTTGAGAGTTTTTTCTTTGCAGTTCCCTATCGTTTAGTTTGGGATAATTGGCAAAAATTTAATGGCGAACAAGCTAATCCTGGTGATTCTACAGATTATTTAGTTCCAACAATGACTTCTACTGCTGGTACTGGTTATTTAGAAAATTCTATTCACGATTATTTAGGTTTACCTGTTGGTGTTCCTGATTTAGAACATTCTAGTCTTTGGCATCGTGCTTATAATTTAATTTATAACGAATGGTTTAGAGATGAAAATCTTCAAGATTCTGTTACGGTTGATGTTGATGATGGTCCTGATGATCCCGCTGATTATACCCTACTTCGTCGTGGAAAAAGATATGATTATTTTACATCATGTTTACCATGGCCCCAAAAAGGCTCTGCCGTTGAATTGCCACTAGGTACTTCTGCCCCTGTGTTAGGTATTGGTATTAATCCTGGTGAGACTACT